GGTCCAAAAGGACAGACTAGCAAGGCTCAGATCAAAAAAGTTGCTTTCAAGGGCGTAAAGTAATAAAACCCTATCAACAAAGGAGGTTTGTATGAACTTACTAAAAGATCTTTGGGAACACTTAAAAGAGTGGTCCGACTGGAAAATGAAAGATTGGATTAAAGCTGGAATAGTAGCAATAATTGTTATTGCAATTATAGGAGCAATATAGAATTTATGTGGCAACTCTTAGCTAAACCTTTACTTGGCGTCGTCGCTGACGGCGTCAAGGGTTTTGTAGAAACAAAAAAAGCAAAACAAGAATTAAAACTTACAACAATTAAAGCAACTCAAAAACTTAAAGAAGACCAGATCGCTGGTAAAGTTGCCTGGGAACAAAGCGCTGTCGATCAAATGAAAGGGAGCTGGAAAGATGAGGTAGCTCTCATTGTCCTACTACTTCCAGCCGTTTTAGTCTTCACGCCTTTACAAGATCATGTACATCAAGGGTTTATCGCCTTGCAAGACCTACCGTCATATTACCATAATTTACTTTACATTGCGATTTCTGCGAGTTTTGGGATTAAGGCTGGTTCTAGTGCGATAGGTCTATTTAAAAAGAAATGAACCTAGAGAGATTATTAGAATCAGTAAAGAAACACGAAGGGTATCGTAACAAAGTATACCTCGACACACTTGGTAAGCGAACCGTGGGCGTAGGTCATCTTTGCGTTGAGGATTTTTGGGAAGATGACAAAGAATATGAAGAGTCTTTTCTTATGGAGATATTACAAAGAGATTTGCAAGAAGCTATTCGTGGTGCAAGAGAGTTGATGGAAGAACGAGACTGCTTAGAAATAGATGACAAAGCAGAAGAATTAATAATAGAGATGGTATTCCAATTAGGCAGAACAGGTGTTTCAAAATTTAATAATATGTGGAAATGTTTGTCTGAACAGAATTATATAGGGGCGAGTTTCGAAATGCTCGATAGTCGTTGGGCAAAACAAACACCTAATAGAGCTAAATCCATGGCCAATCAAATGAAGGCATGCGGTTAGAAAACTTTTTTACAGCTTACAAAAACGATTTAATTGCTAGACAAAAGCAAGTGGAACAGTCTATATTAGGAGGACTGTGTAAGGACTGGTCAGATTATAGATATTTGATTGGTAAACTTGCAGCACTTAAACAAGAAGAACAGGAACTCACGGACCTGCTTAGAAAAACGGAGCTAGAAGATGACTAAACCAAAGCTAATAGTACCAAAACATGTTTGGGATGGTGCACAAGCCGAGAAAAAAAAGAATGAATTAGAAAAAGTACCTCAACCAGCCGGTTGGAGATTGGTTCTGTTTCCACTAAAATTAGAAAATAAAACAAAAGGTGGTCTATACTTAACTGATGATACGGTTGAGCAATCACAGGTGACTACAAATATATGTAAAGTTTTAAGGACCGGCCCTGAAGCTTACAAAGACAAAGAAAAATTTCCTAGTGGCCCTTGGTGTAAAGAGGGTGATTGGGTTCTCATAACTAGATATGCGGGTTCTCGTATTCGTATCGATGGTGGTGAGCTAAGGATAATTAACGATGATGAAATTTTGGCGGTTGTTGATGATCCTAGAGATATATTACCGCCCAACATAATGTAACATGGAGAAGTCTATGCAACCACAAGTGCAATCAGAGCAAGATAAAATGGTGCCGATAGATACATCGGGCGACGCTGTTGAGATCGAGCTTAAAGAAGAAGAAATAAAACAAGAAGATAAAAAAGACGGTGAAGTTGAAGTTGTTCAGGAATCACCAGAAGAAACTAAAAAAGAAGATACTAGTCAAAAACAAGAAACAAAAGATGAAGAGTTAGAAGAGTATTCAGCATCTGTAAAAAGACGTATCGATAAACTCACACGCAAAATGCGTGAAGCTGAGAGAAGAGAACAAGCTGCAATTGAATATGCAAAAAAAGTTCAAGAAGAAATTAAAACAATAAAAACAGATAAAAAAGAATCCGATGTAAATTATGTTTCTACCTTGTCCACTCATCTAGAGTCACGTTTAAAATCGGCTCAAGATAATTTAAAGAATGCTATCTCTGGTGGAGATGTTGACAAACAAGTTCAATATCAAAGAGAAATAGCTGAACTAACTGGTCAAGAAGATAGAGTCAAACGAGAAAAAACTCGTTTAGAGAAGCAGGTTGAGCAGAAAGAAACTTCTGCTAGTATTCCTCCCGAAACGCCTGCTTCAGATGTTAAGCCACCTCCTAGCCCTAAAGCGGTTGCTTGGGCAGATAAGAACCCTTGGTTTGGAGAAGATCAAGTTATGACGTATGCTGCTTATGGCATACATCAAAAACTTATCGGTGATGAAGGTTTTGATTCTAATTCTGATGACTATTACGAAGAAATAGACAAAAGAATGAAAAAAGAGTTTCCTCATAAGTTTAAAAGTGATACTAATGAGGTACAAGTAAGTAACAGTAAACCTGTCCAGACTGTTGCCTCTGCCAATCGTACGACAAAAACTGGACGCCGCACTGTGAAACTCACACCCTCACAGGTAGCTATTGCAAAGAAACTTGGTGTGCCACTTGAAGAATACGCAAAACACGTGAAGGAAGGAGCGTAATATGACTACAAAAGGAATTAAAACTACCTCACGCAAGCTCGAGACCCGAGATAAAGAAGCTCGACCTAGAGGATGGGTACCTCCGTCTAACTTAGACGCACCCGAACCACCAGAAGGATTTCATCATAGGTGGATCAGAACTGAGTATCGTGGTCAACAAGACGATAAGAACGTCATGGGTAGACTACGAAGCGGTTATGAACCAGTTATGGCAAGTGAATATCCTGACAGGATAGATTTACCATCTGTTTCAGATGGCAAATGGAAAGGTGTGATTGGAGTTGGAGGTTTGATACTGATGCGATGTCCGATTGAAGTTAAAGAAGATAGGGATGCTTATTTTCAAGGCAAAACAGTCGACCAGAACAATTCAGTAGAAAACGATTTACATAAGGACGAGCACCCAGCGATGCCAATTCATCAGGATAGGCAAAGCAGAGTAACTTTTGGAGGCAATAAAAAGTCTTAATGGTTAAGATTTTAGTTCCTCCAGCAATTTAAGGAGACTTATATGGCTAATATTGATCAGGCTTTTGGTCTACGACCGATTGCGAAGTTAGGTTCTGTTCCAGGAGGAACTACAGGAACTACTAAATACTCTGTTGCGGACAACCAAGGTACAGCGATCTTCACTGGCGACCCAGTTAAATATAAAAACGACGGTACAGTTGAAGTAGCTACTGCAGGTGATCCAATATGCGGAATATTTATGGGATGTTTCTATACTGATCCAACCACGAAGAAACCAACTTTTCGAGATCATTTTCCAGCTTCCCTCTCACCAGGAGATGGGATAGCATTTGTAGCTGACGATCCAGATCAACTGTTTATTGCACAGCAAGATTCAGCTGCTGGTAATATCGTTGCTGCAGACTTAAACTTAAACGCTAATCTAGTATTTGGCGCAGGAAGTACTACTACAGGACTTTCCGGTGTTGAAATAGATTCAAGCTCAAAAAACACAACCGCTGCGTTACAGGTCAGACTAATTGATTTTTATGACACTCCGAGCAACGATGCCACTGCTAATAACAGTGTTATAGTTGTAAAGATTAATAATCATCAGTTAGGATCTCACACTGGAACGTTAGGCGTATAAGGAGGACTAGACTATGGCTATTAATAGAGCACAACTGGCCAAAGAACTGGAACCTGGCTTAAACGCCTTGTTTGGCATGGAATATTCTCGTTATGAGAATGAGCATGCTGAGATCTTTGACCAAGAAACAAGCGATAGAGCATTTGAAGAAGAAGTAATGCTTATGGGCTTCGGCGAAGCTGCTGTAAAACAAGAAGGTGCTGCTGTTCAATTTGACACTGCAAAAGAAAGTTTTACAAGTAGATACACTCACGAAACTGTTGCACTTGCATTCAGTTTAACTGAGGAGGCTGTCGAAGACAATTTGTATGACACTTTATCTGCTCGTTACACAAAATCATTAGCAAGATCTATGGCTTACACAAAGCAAGTCAAAGCTGCTAATATTTTAAATAATGCATTCACTACAGCTGGTGGTGATGGTGTTTCTTTAGTAAACACTGCACACCCAACAGCATTAGGTGGAACTTTTTCTAACCGAAGTGCAACGGATGCAGACTTAAACGAAACTTCATTAGAGCAAGCGATGATTGACATTGCAGCATTTATTGATGAAAGAGGACTAAAAATTGCAATGCAGGGAAGAAAATTAATTATCCCAGTAAACATTCAATTTGTAGCTGATAGAATATTAAATTCTACCCTCAGAGTTGGTACAGCTGATAATGATATCAATGCACTCAGAAACATGGGTATGTTACCAGAGGGTTATGTAATTAATCATTACTTAAATGATACTGATGCATACTTCATTAAAACTGATGCTCCTAATGGATTCAAACACTTTGTTAGAGCGCCTCTAACCACTGGTATGGAAGGTGACTTTGATACAGGAAATATGAGATACAAAGCACGTGAAAGATACAGCTTTGGATTTTCAGATCCTAGATGTGTATACGGATCACAAGGTTCATAAAAACTTCTTGATCTTTCCAAGGAAAAAGGGCGCTTGTAAGAGCGCCTTTTTTATTTTATAGTATTCTTACCCAAGACTTAAAACGACAACTAAAAGGAGGTTGACATGGGAACAACTACATTTTCTGGCCCAATTAAAGCTGGAACAGTAAGAGAGGGTGCAAGTGCAAACGCAGGTTTCACCCTTATGGCACAATCAGCAGTAATTGATATTATTGGTGCTACAAACACAACAACAATTGGTATCGTACCAGCAAATTCACAAATCGTAGATGCTATACTTAACGTAACAACTGTATCAAACGATGGTGGCACTGGTGTCGTACAAATCGGAACAACAGCAGATCCAAATGCATTTATGTCTGACACAAATGTTAAAGCACTAGGTGTAACTCACACTGGTGGAACAACTGTTGCTGCTAATGATGTTGGCACAAGTGATGTAACCTTAACTGCTACTTACACAGCAGGTAATGGTGATGGCACAACAGGTGTTGCTACAGTAACTATTCTTTACATACAGAATAACAACTTAGCATAAGGAGTTTAAATGTACGCTATTAAAAACAAAGAGTTAACAGCTAGCGGACAAGTAACTACAAAAGTAACTGCGGGCACTAATACACTTAGTGCTCCAGCTAGAGTGCTGCAGCTAAGTATTAGATGTGGAAGCACTTTGGGTAAAGTAGATCTTATAGATAACGGACCATCAGGTACTGTTAAATATACAATTCCTACTCCCGCTATTGGTGCCGGTGAGGATGAAGTCATGACAGTTAGTTTTCCTGATTTTGGTATTAGATTCGAAACTGATTTGTATGTTTTCTTCAATCAAGCTACACATGTTGAAGTGCTTTATGCTTAAAGATGGCTAGAAAAAAAGACAAACAGCCACCAAAAACAAAAAAATATTTCCGCTCCACTAAATCTGGAGCGGGAATGACGAAAGCTGGTGTTGCTAAATATCGTCGTGATAATCCTGGTTCTAAATTAAAAACAGCTGTAACAGGTAAAGTAAAGCCTGGGTCAAAAGATGCAAAGCGTCGTAAATCATTCTGTGCTAGAAGTGCAGGACAAATGAAAAAATTCCCTAAAGCAGCTAAAGATCCTAATTCAAGATTAAGACAAGCTAGGAGGCGTTGGAAATGTTAAAATTAAGCATAATAGAACTAGCAACTTTTGTGCTAATGTGGTTATTTACTATGATTACTTGGTATACAAACAGAATAATATACACAGCACTATTTGTGTTACTTTTTGTTACAACACAAGTTTTTGCAGAAACTAACACAGTTTCATCAACAGTCGTAACTAATAATACACCACCTACTGCTAACTCACCTAGTGTTGTTGTAAACAATTCTGATGTTTGTAAGACGGCGGTAGCGGGTGCCGTGCAGACCCAGATATTGGGTATTAGCTCGGGGATTACCGTCACTGATGAAAACTGCGAAAGAATAAAACTAGCTAGATCACTATATGCTTCAGGCATGAAAGTAGCATCTGTGTCAATATTATGTCAAGACCCACGTGTTTGGGATAGCATGGCTATGGCAGGAACTCCGTGCCCATACATGGGTTCTATTGGTGTTGAAGCAGAAGATGGCTGGAAAGAAAATATGGATATGATTCCAGAGGGTAGCGTTGTTTATGCTAAATGGAATGATGATATCAATAAAATTAAATTAGCTGAAGGAGTAGATAGCGATGCATCGAAGTTTATCAGGTTTGTATTGGGTGCTATGGTTATGCACTCTGGCATTGTCATGTTCTTCTAAAGCTGAGTGTCCAGTAACTGCTACAGGAGTTTGCACACCTGGAGTAGAAGAAACAATTGTAATAACAGAAACAGAATCAATAGAGTATGAAGCCGATGGTCATACTGTAACCACAGAAACTACCACTACAACAACGACAGTAACAACTACAAATGAAGATTCAGGAGATATTCTTGATGGAAGTAATGGATTTGTACAGCCTAGATATGAAGGGGATATGGACCAGGACTGGGGTGGGCAAGGCCCTGCTAGTATGCCTTCGGGTAATTCTTGTTATGAATTAGGCTCAGATAAATGTGCACAAATTACTGGATCTGGTAACTCAACGTCGACACAAGGTGTAAGCGGAATGGGAACCACCTTTATACAAACTGTAGATATATCATCACTTGATGTAAAAAATGGGGGTAGAACAAACTATTCTATCAAAGTAGATAAAAGAGACGCTGAGGATCGTATATACATGCACATTACAGGAAAAAACGGCAATACAAGTGTTTTTTCAGGAACAGATATTCTGTCAGAATCTGGTGTTACAAGTGGATATCAAGAATACACAGGTGGTTTTGATTTTGCAGGAACAATTACAAGATTAACAATAGAGGTAGGAGGGCGTGATATAAATTTAGCAATTGGACCGCTGTTTGATGACGTAAAAATTAATGTTCTTTACAACGTAGTATCGACCATAGTTACACAACAAATAACGACAATAGAAATGTGGATTGCATATGGTGGTAGTACAGAAACAGAAGTTATAGATATAGTAGAAAACATTTTTGAACACAATGATGTCGTAATTGATGCACCGCAAGATGATATGTTTTTTGAACCAGAGTTTGATGAACCAGACATGGAGGTATCTTATGAAACTGTAGAAATGGAAATGGAGATGCCTAGTTTTGAGATGGACTTTGAGATGGAGCTACCAGAAATGGACATCGAAATGCCTGAAGTAGAGGTGGTTGCTGTTGAAGTTGAGATGGAAATGGAGATGGAATTTGAGTTAGAAATGCCAGCACCAGAACCAGAAATGACAGAAGAGATTGAAGTTGCTCCAGAACCAGATACAATGGAGCCAGAACCAGAAATGGAGGAGCCAGTAAATGAGCCAGAACCAGAACCAGAATCTCAACCCGAGGTTGAAGCTGAGCCAGAATCCGTGGATGAGTCTACTGAAGAAGATACTACGGAAGCTGAAACTGATGCGAAAGAGGAGCCTGAATCGGAAGAGAGCGTTTCGGAGGCTGAGGCAGATGAGGAGCAGCCAGAAGATATGGAAGAACCAGAAGATAAGGGTGAAGCCGAAGAGAAACCTGTAAAAAAACCAGAATCTAAAAAAGAAAAAGCTGCAAAGAAAATTGTAAAGAAGATGGGTGATAAGGGTAGATATGACTCAACAAATCAGTTAAAAACATTAATCGTGATGCAAGTATTAGGAGATACAAAATCTTTTTTTGAATCACAAAAACAATTGGAGGATCGATTAGATTTCTTTACTGACTATATGATACCAGATGCAGACATACAAAATAACAATATAGCGCAGTGGTATTTATTTGGTGGCAGTGATGGTATGATGAATGATATGATAGAGTTACAATGGCAGAAGTAGAATTTGCGGGTTTGAAGTTTAAAGGCGGGAAGATCTTTGTTATCATTACAGCTTTAACCACACTAGGTGGTGGGCTGTGGGGTGGCTTTGAATTTTACAAAGATTATCTAACGATGAAAGAGCAGATACAAGAATACGTAGCACCAGATTTATCTGGCTTTGACAAAGAGATAGCTCTTACAAAAGAGGAGATGAAAAGCAAAACAGATCTCATACAAACAGAAGTAGAAATGATTATGCAAGAAATGGAAATGATTATGTCAGAAATTAGACTAGTCTCAGATGTTGCAAACGAACTTAAAAATGACCTACGACAAGATGTAAGAAGAGTAGAAAAAATAGTAAATGATGTTGAGCAATTAGTTAAAGAAGATTCGAGAGAAACCAACCAGGAGTTAAGACAAACCACGAAGGACATTCAGGATGACATGGTACGATTAACGGATAAGTTGGAATCAGCCATGACTGAGCTAGAGGAAAAAGTAGAGAAGAGAATAAAACTGGCATTAGAAAATCCTTTATCACAAATGTAGCATGGCTAAAACACCATCTAACGAATACTTTACACCAGTCAAAAAAAGGACTAGTATAGGCCGTTCTTCACGCAGTAGGCCGAAGAACAAAAATAAAAGACGCCAGTATGTTAAATATAGGGGGCAAGGATGAGAAAAGGTTTATACGCTAACATTCATGCTAAAAGAAAACGTGGCGCAAAAATGCGTAAAAAAGGTGCAAAGGGTGCACCTACC